AGATGTAAGTATGAGCCACCACTTGGTGCCGAGCTTCTTACTACAAAAGATTTGCGGGCCATTTGTTAGCTACCCATCCCTCCAGAGAACGTAAGTGTTATAGTCCCCTTCCGTAGTACATGGGATGGATCAAGAGTAGTAATGGTGTTGTTTGATGCATCTTTTATTACAAAAGACGATATATCAATGTAATCAACACCAGTGAGATTCATCAACAGTTTGTAGACCTCCCCCTTCTTTAGCTCTTTTCCAAAGTCAGCGTTATCAAATGTAAACAATCCATCTAGGGCATTTCTTACATTTGCCTCTACCCAACTTTTTACAAACCCCTCAGAAACTTGTATAGATGCAATAATGTCTAACCGTCGCAAAGTAACAGAACTTGCAGCTACTGGGGTAACCCCAACCATACTTCTAGTAGACAGCTTGTCTACAACAGCTGTTTTAATGGGTGTTGGAACCGTAATTGAATAACTAGACGTGGTCAAAAAGTCACTTACAAATGGCAATGCATACACAGTCACAGACGCCCCAGCTGAACTCCCAGCAGAGGCTGGTGTGTACGCAGCTACAGCTTTATAGACACCAGAAACACTCTTAGCTATGTCAGCGTAATCTTGAAGAGTTACTGCACGATCCTGTGTGCGTATTGAAGAAATAATGTTAGCTTTAAGACTCTCTGCAGTCTCACCGTTAGTCCCACCAGTTGTTGGAGTAGAAGAAGAGATAGTGATGTAGCTGGGGTGAGACTCTACAAAAGACGATAGTAAGTTAGAACCAATATTGCCGTTTACTCCAGAGCTTCGGGTGTAAGAGGCTGTTATCCTAGATCCGGCTGGTGGCACAAAACCATTGATACGGTTACCAAAAGTTACTTGGACTGTTCCTGCTGAAGTGAGCTTCACAAGGAAGCCTCTTGACCCGGACGACATGTCTTGAGCATCTGCGTATTGAAGGTAAGGAACGTTGACTCCGTCTTCAGTCACTGTTAGCTCAATCGTGGATATAGCTGGGTCCGTGCTTGTTAGGATATAGGCCTGGTTGGGGGCACCAGAAGAAGAGGTTGTTAGAACATCATTAGTTACTATTTTTCCTTCAACTACTTCAACTTCTTCAGTGGTGCCTGGTGCAATAGTAATTGCGTTTGTAGTGTAAAAATTGTAGTTAATGTTGTCGTAGGTAGCGCGCAGCTGTGAATTTATTGGCAAAGTGTAAGCTGAGGCACCAGAAGAGTTTGAAATGTAAACAGATCCTCGTGCTGATTCTCTACCACTGGGTTTGTACCCAAACATATTTGCGTACGCAATAAGGCTTTCGCGTTGCGTAGCAGTTGATATAAAAGACTCTCTACCAGTTCTATCTACGTAATAGTGAATAATGTCGCCCATGTAGGACCACAGGTCCACAAACAACATACCAAAATCAGATGCGTCTCGATCAGTCCATTCTGGAGCAACAGTTGATGCTCTAGCCAAAAGGTCTTGTCGGATTGTTCCGTATGTTCTACTTGCGTAGTTGAATGTTTGATCAGATGCCATTAGTTACCTACACAATCGTGTCTTCTGTGATTATTCCAGGAACAGCAAGTTTAACTCTTCCAGTTTTAAATGTGCCCAACGGTAGCTTGTATGTAACATACACATTTAGTGTTGGGTCGTCGCTAGTTAGTGAATCAAGATCAAAATTCATATCAATTATTTGTACACCAGATACTTGACTTTTTAAGTCGTACATAGACTCTATTTTAGCATCAGCTAAAATACTATCAGTAGGTATTTCGTTAACAAGCTTCTTTATGTCGCTTCCAAAAGTCTGATTTAGAATGCGCTCTCCTCGCGATGTTGTTAAAACACTTTCTATTTTTTGGTTGGCGATAGAAGACTCATCCGTAGTTGCGTTAACTTTTCCACCTATAAAAGAAAAGGGTATTTTTATTGATTTCATAAGTCACCTCAAACTAAATTCCAATATCTATATTTGATATAGCATACACTTTATTAAAGTTCTCCCCCTCAATTGCCACGATTATTTGAGAGTTCTCCGCAGGTGGCCAATTTGCAGAAGGGGTTTTGGGGGTATGTACCGCAATTGACTCTGTCGCGCCTAGCAGGCTTGGGATCTTAACGTAGATGTCATCCCCAGATTGTCTAACTACTAAAGCTCTGTGGAGCGTCATATCAGAACTAGGCATATTCCGAAATCCTTACCGTGCTGGAAACCCATTGCTCATTAAAATTCATAATGTACTCCGGTGGTTCTTTAAAACTAGTTACATTAGATGTATCCACAATTTCACTAAATTCCTCTGACTTTGCTAACACCAATTCTGTTACGTAGTTTTCAGATTTAATAAAGTGTGTTACATCCGATATGTACCAGAATCCGTCGAACTTTGACGAAAACCCATCAAGATAGAGTATGCCACCAGGGACAGCTCCTCCACCATACATTACGTTAATTTTTGCGTTATAAATTGAATTGTACTTATCGTAAGAATCAATAGTTCGTATACCTTCTTCCAATGAGTTTAAAGAAAGGGTAAGTGGTTTTTTAAACAATTTTGGTGAATCAGACGAGCCTGGGAAATACTCTGAGGAATCGTCAACAACCACATGTATATTGTTCTGCGAGTCTAAAACAGTTACAACACTTCTACTCCTATCACCAGAAGATGATATCTTTCCAAGGGTTGCTTCAAAGTTAAGTACATAGAACGGCCTGTTATCTTGAGTTTTATTGCTAGTTAAAGCTCTGTGAAACGACGAGGTGCGCCCAGTAAATTTATTACGATCCCATAGATGCAAATGTGTTCCGTGTAAAGAAAATGACAATCCAAACTTTTTACAAACTCTGTTTAAAAAAGACCAGTCGCTTTCATTTGACTGAACCAGCCTTGGTGGACGATAGGTTTCTTTTGGATAGTCAGCACTAAACCCATGGGTCTCAGCTATAAATGTAATTATCTCTGATAGTGTTGGGTTTTCCCAAACTTTTGATCTAACTTCTTTCATAACCATTGAAGCCCCAATACAGTAAATCTTTACGAGTTGTATTGGACTTTTGTTTATTAACCCATCTTTTGCGTTGTGCATTGGCTCTACGTATGACACATACCCAACAAATTTTTGAGATGTTCCAAAACCCTCTCCAAGAGAAAAAGAAACTGGAACTCCAATGTAGTCCGTTACAGCAGCCGCTGGAACACCAGCCATTGTTACTATAAGCAGATCATGTTTGTTTTCAGAAAGAGCCAGTTCATGCTCAATTATTGTTGAGTAATCAACGGCAACTCCGTTTAGTTTAAACACACAATTTGCAGAAAACTTATTTATTGACGGTCCAATCATATTGGAATCCTAAGTGTTGTTCCAACGGGTATTCTATCGGGCCACTCAACCTGAGGATTAATGTCAGCAATTTCCCAATAACGCGATTGATCCCCTAAAAATCGAATACTCAGTGACATAAAAGTGTCACCCTGTACGGATGTATACACAGAATAGCCACTTACAATAAACCGCGTTCTTGAAGCTGTTTGCCCAGAGTCATCAAGTGTGTATCTGTCTGATGATAGGTATTTTGTTTTCATATATCAAATTGGCACGATTGCCAATCCCCCCCATCCAAAGTTAAGTGACGTTTGTTTACCAATTGTCCCTCCTAAAGCAACAAATGAAGACCTAACACCACCGGGAGATGCCTGTTTGTAGATACCCGCTTCTGTTTCAATAGAGTACTTAACGACCGCGTCTACAACAACCGCAAAATATTTGCTACTTAATTGATGAACAGAGTCAACTAATTGAAGAAGGGAATCCAACCTGTCTGAGGCACTTCCCTGTTCGTTAGCGTATCCAGTAGTAATTTGATAAACCTCTGTAGGCATACCTACTTGATCTCTAAAGTTAATAGTGGGACCTTGCCAAGTTGGATTCACTTCTTCAGTTTGACTTTGACTTGAAATCCCACCGTAGTACAGCTTCTGTGTGTTAAATATTGCGGTTCTTGTATCAGATGTGTCACCAAACTGAGATACAGCGGAAGCGTATGCAGCTGTGATTCTTGAGTTGACAGCATCTACTATAGAAATATTTGATGAATTTTTAGTGTTTATTGTAATGGGATTTGGGGCCGTGTTACGTTTGTTTGTAGTGTCATTAGAAGAACCCATGTCCATTGACCAGTTTTGTGGATCTTTTGCGTAATCATCCCATTTTTCTTTTGTGCCAATTTCTTTAGTTACTCCATATTTTCCTACGTACAAGGAACTTATCGAGCTCTTTGAAAGAGATTGGAAGGGGGTTTGACCTATGTTTGTAGACAAAAATGAGTTAGCAGCACTTTCGGTTGAAAATGGGCCAAAAAAATGAACCTTTATTTCAAAGTTAAGTTTTGGATTTGACGATTGTAATGATTCAAATATTTTTTCTTTTATTCTATTTTTGTCTGCCTCACTTGGACAAATTCGTACTGAAAGTTGCGGTTGAAACGCAGGTGTCCTAGTAGACGTAGGAGATTGCAATGTGTAAGTTGAGTTATAATCATTATCTCCAATAAGCCCACCCTTAGCCCCAGTGCCAGGAGGAGCACCGGTATACACCGCTACCGTTGGTCGTGTGTACCAAAAATCCTTTGTAGCAAATAACCATAACGGCTGATAGGCCCAACCAACACGGGTTGGTATATCGTTTAACTTTGACGTGTAAGTCACTATGGATGGCTCACCAAAAGAAGAACCAGATGGCTGTGTAATCACTCTTGGATCACTGGAAAAACCTACTACCGCATTTGTTACAGCGGAAGAAAGCTCAAACCCAACACCCCCAACCTCTGATACTGCTGTGCGCTCATCCTCAGTATTTTGTCTAGACGTTTCGTCAAGCTGTTCAGTTACAAATGTTTTTGCCCTAGCAAACCCTAAATAAGTTGCCTGCATAGTTATGTATACTTTGCATTGAGTGGGTATCATTTTTGTACTAAATTTAGTAAACAATACTTTGGTACCCATAACAAACCCATCAACCATAAACACTGGAGAGAACACTACTCGACAGGGTTGTGGTATCAAAAACGCAGAGTTTCCAATATTGAAGTCAGCAAGAAAGCTGTTGATTGATGCTGGATCGGATGTGAGTTTATTTAAGAAATCAGCTGTTGCAACTGAGTTTGGGTCGTCGGAGTACACATCGTCTTCTGGGTTTGTAAGAGTTTTGTTAGACGTGAACGCGTCACTTTGAGCGTTGTATTGGACATTTAAAGAGTTATAGTTTTTTATAGCAAACGCTTTAGCATCATTCTTTAATTTTACTTGTTGTGCTTCTAGTAGCTCTTCACTAAGACCTTGACCTATTATCGAATACAACACTCTTAAATCATGAAATACCCCAACGGTTCCTGGTGACCTTGGGTCTGGGATGGGCTCACCACCACGAGAAACAGTGCGGTATGTAGATGAGTTAACTTCCATTGTTCTATCAAATATTAGTTCAAAGTTGAACATTGCATTACCGGCCATTGGCTGGCGTAGCTGCTGAGGATCTTGGAGTATCGGAAGGTACATGTCTTTTCGTGCTTCAATTACATGTTCAATGTCCTGTGGGTTAAACTGAAAGAAGCACCTAACGTCGGGGAACCTTGGTTGGTTTTCGCCAAGATCGGTCATTAGGTTTCGCATAAATCCACGCGTTAATGTAACACTCTCAGCGTTAGCATCTGACAGCGAGCCCTTTTGTAGGTTGGCGGTACTAGCAACCCTAGCAACGTTGGTTGGAAACTGAAACGATTGGTTTTCAACGGTTTGACCGCTAGTTACTTCACCTTGTCTTACGCCAGGAGGAAGTTGATTAAATAAACTATTACGATCAGTCTTATAAGACATAGCTACGATCTCCTAATTTTATCAAGGTTGGTTTCTTGCTCGATTAGCTTGGCAAGACGTTTTGCCATCAATCTTAGATCGTATTCGCTAACACTCCCCGAATTTCCAGTAGTAGTCATGTTTATTACTGGAGATATAGTGACAGTGCTTCCTTGGTTTATCACTGAAGGAGTACCTACAGTTGATGTAGGAGTCACAGAGTTAGACATCATTATTGGTGATGACGTAATTGACCTACTACTGCTAGACACCTGTGGGTCTCCAGCAAAGCCGGCCATTTTCTTTCCAGCGTTCATATTAGAGATAAGTTGTTGAACACCAGATGTGCCTGTCATATTGTATGCTTCGTTAATGCCATAACCAGCACCCTGAGCTCTTTCAGCGTACCCATTAAAAATGTTCAACATTGTTGTTCTACCAACCGCAGATAGAACCGACCTTATTTCGTCTGCAGTAGGGTTAGGTTGAGAGAGCACGCTCATAATGGCAGAGTTATTTGTGCCTAAATGTAGTGCGGTGTATTCTACTCCCTGTTGAAAACTATCAAAGTTTTGAACAGGGAATAACCCACCACCATTAACGTTGTAGTTTGTTTCGGCTCTTTCGTATCCAGTAGCTGGATCAACTCTGTTGTTTCCAGAAACAACGTTCATTGGGTTATATGAGCCACCTGTACCTTCTTTATCAGACCAAGACCTTAGAAGCATTATTTTTTCTGGAGTTATTGTGTATCCCCATCTCCTTAGTAGAGCTTCTGAGAATTTGTTTATATCAACACCAAAACCAGGCCTAAATGAAGTGGTGTATCGTCTAGAACCAGACATTGCTACATGTGTGTTTTTACTTGCTTCCTCAAGACTTAATGCAGTTTTACCTAAAAACTGAGGCAACGACATGTCCTTGGTCCAGGCAAGCTGCAAGTGGTGTTCTTCACCTTCACCGTTGACTAAGTTGAATCTCCATTTGTTGTTCCTTACCCACTGAGCAACCCTTGGATCAGACAAATCTATGTCGGCAGCCATACCAATTTCGTGCAACGACGTTCCTGGTACTGCCACCGGAGGATCAGTGTTTTGGGGCTTCTTCATCCAGTTAGCACCATTGTAGTTTTTAACTTTATAATATTTTCCGTCAAAGGCATCGCGGTATTCTTTTACGCCTGCTGGGGCTACCTGGTATCTTTCTAAGAACAGTTGTATTTGTTCATCTGTAGATCTTCTGCCGCTTACAAGATTGATGTCTAGGCCAGCCTCAACCATGGCTCTATCAGCCATACTGTTTATGGATTTCCTAAGAGCGCCGTTTAATTCATTAAACTCACCACTATTTTTTATAGTGTGTTCAGGATTTCTACTGTACTGTGTAGCTAAGAAGTCCTCAGAAAATGTAGCTGTAAGAGCAGTTCTGTGAGCTGTTGCCTCACCAGCAGTCCAAAGGTTTAATGGAGCTGCCTCTGCAATTGGGGTAGCTGGAGCAGCCGGAGGGGGCACTGATGGGGTACCAGCAGGAGTAGTAGCCATGCTACTACCAACAACAGTAGAACTACTTGAACGTGGTGTCCAGATAGATGATGCAAAGTCATCACTTGTGTTGGGGTCACCAAGTATTTTTCCTAAGCCGCTAAGAAAAGTTCCACCCAGCAATAACCCACCAGCAGCTCCACCAGTAGCCAGAGTTGCCATACCCATACCAAGTAACCCCATTCCTCCTGCACCAGCTAACCCACCAAGCAATTTTTGACCTACTCGACTTCCGGTTCTTGCACCAATAATCCCTTCCATTGCGTGTTCAAACTTAGCCATAGCGTCAGTAAGTCTTTGGGTCTGCCTTTCAAGTTTTGCATAAGCATCAGCTTGGTCTCTATAAAACTGCTCTTCACGCTTGCCGCGTCTGCGTTGGGTTTCCTCTGCCTCCATAGCAAAGGTGTCATCAATACCCATAAGCTTACGATCTTCTTCTTTTGTCGGATCGTAGGTGCCTTGCCCACCACGTTTACGAAACGCTGCGTTTGATTGAGCAAATCTTAAAACCTGTTCTTGCATATCACCAGTAACGCCCATTTGCGACAATGTCGCTCTTGATACCGAACCAGGAGCCATGGCGGTTGCTGCGAGTTTGGGGTCCATCAACCCAGCACGTTTTGCAAGGTTTTCAATAAGAGACTGTGTTGAACGTTGTTTACCACCGGGCCCAATCAAGCTCATACCAGTCATCATAAACATTTTGTTTACAGTCTCTGGATCAGCAAGGCTTTCAATGATTCCAGTAGCTCCAGCAGCCCCCATTGTAAACCCACTCAGGGTTCTCATGAACTCAACGCTTCTAGCCTGTCCAGCCGCGTTTATGCCCGTCCTTGCTTGTAAGTCCATCATCTCATTGATGCCATTAACTCCAAGTTTGTATTGAGTTAAGGGCATTCTTAAGTTATTCATAACCCCACTTTGGCTCATACCAGTGAGTTGCTGCATAACCAATGTGCTCTTGTCTGCGGCCAAAGTATAGGCTCTACCAGATTCAACACGTTTGTCAATAGCTTGGACAATTTGGCTACCTAGACTGCCAACTATTGCTCCAATATTTCCGGCCCCAAAACCACCTGCTCCAAGCTGTCCGGAAGTACCAATTGCACCAGTACCCCCACCACCGAGGATTCCAGGAACACCTGGTGCTGCAGCACCTGCTGCTCCTCTTAAGAACTGCCCCCCAAACCCAGAACCAATAGGTGACCCAGCTGTAACCGCTGATACACCTGGTGAAGCTCCTCCTGCCGCAACAACAGCGTTTGGTGCTGGAACAACGGGAGCTGGGTGGCTTGGCTTAGCCCCAGCTACTGGGGTGCTTCCAACACTTAGTTGTCCAGCACCTCCTGCCCCTCCTTGGCCACCACTCCAATGCGCAGACTGGTCGTATACTTGAACAAGGCCCATTTCCTTCAGACTCTTCATAGCCTGTACAGCTTTGCCCAAAGATACAGCTAGACGCTCTCCCTCTTCTTTTGCTTTCTTGAGGGCATCTGTGATGTTTTTTAGATCGGTGGTGTCGGCGTTAATACCAACTTCAGCTCTAGCCATCGACTGGGTTTCTTTTGAAACCATTTTCTGAATGTCGTCATCAGTTGCCATTAACCACCTCCGTCCGTTAGTCGCCACTTAGCCATACGAAACCAAAAATCTCTTTGGCGGACGCTCATGTCCTGTATGTCGTTTAAACTAAACCCTTTGTATACAGAGGCCACACCTTCGTATTCCCAGTATATACTTTTTAGATTAGGCGAGTAGAAGGGATACCCAGTCGATATTTACAGTTATATCAGCGCCACAATGCACGCACTGGGTATTCACCTCCCCTAGCTTGGGGCCAACTTTTGGTGAAAGTAAGGCCTTTAGTACTAGGTTTCTATCGTTCATCGATAGGTTTTTTGCCCACTCTTCATTAAACAGGGAGTCTTTGTGTTCAGGCCACACTACGCAACGAGATATTAATATCGTACTTTGTTGAGCTGTAGTTTCACCTTTACCCATTGCAATGTTATCTGAACCCACTGGATACCTAAACTTTACTTTTTTTCCTTTTTTAAATAAAACTTCAAAAGGTTCACGTAGGTTTTCTTTTGCCGTTTGCATTGGAAAGTCAGTATCAAGTTCGATAGTTATCGAGTTTGGTGTTCTACAAGAATCACATGGATATGTAAAAGTGCGCTCTGGTCCGTAGGTTGCCTTAATGATCCCAAGCAACAATGTGTCTCTGTCACCGGTAATTAACTCTTCAATAAGGGATTTATTACCTTGAATTTGTGTGTCACCAATACGCACAGTGGCTCGGCTAACTAACTGGTTAACGTACATGGCGTACGTTATTGTTTTGTTACTTTCAAGAGACGCTAAGAACTCCTCGTCCTTACCAGTAAGCTCCCGAACCTCAGCTGTTGTTTGCCATTGCCCAGTACTTGGGTTTAACAAACCTCTGTGAAGCTCAACAATTACCGTTTCAGGTAAAGCAATTGAAGGTGCTGGGTCTTTAAATGCGTTATCAAACGACTCAACTTCTACTGAGTTTTCCAATTTGTTCTCCTTATTATTTTATAAATCAGTTAACAGACGCAAGGGCAGCAATG